CAAGACCCCGCTGGAAACCGACCGCGATTCGCTGAAGGGCATCGACTTCCTGATCAACCGTACGCACTATCTGGTGCATCCGAACGGTATCAGCTGGACCGGCAATGCTGCTGGCAACTCGCCTACCAACACCGAGCTGGCCACTGGCACCAACTGGGACAAGGTGTTCACTGACGATCGCAACATTCGGATTACGCAGCTCCGCTGCTACATCTGATCGCTGTAGCCACAGCCCCTCTTCTTGAGGGGCTTTTCACTATCAAGTAACGGTCATGTCGATTATTACTTTTCGCCTCGCACGCGAGCAAGAGCAAGCGAAGCTGAAGGCAGAAGCTGACGCCAAGGCTAAGGTCGCCCAAGAGGCGCCTCTGGTCTGTCCGGCACCTGAGCCTGAGCCTGCCGCTAAGCCTGCCGTCAAGCCTGCTGTGAGCAGCGCCAAGACCAAGACCACCACTGCCAAGGGCTGAGCCCTAGAGAGGCGTCACGATGGCCTTCGTATCGACCCTGGGAGCGGCTAACGCCAACTCCTTCATCAGTATTGCGAGGGCCACCACGCTTCTCGGGGAGCTTCCTGCGAGCGCTGGCATTACGGCGTGGCTAGCGCTGACTGATGCGCAGAAAGAGCAGACGCTTGTTGCTGCAACAATGACGATCAACCCCTTGAAGTGGAAGGGGTATGTCGCCGATGCTTCACAGTCTCTTTCGTGGCCGCGCCTGATCAAGCTTGATGGGCGTCAGCTGCCAACCGATGAGCTGCCGATTGATTTTGAAATTGCCGTTGCTTACATGGCGGCATTTCTTGGGAGTGGGGGCGGATATACGGCAGTTGCTGCAAATGATGGTGGCGCGACGCTTCGCAGCACGAATCAATACGAAGAGGTTGAGCTGGGCGATGGGGCGCTGCGTGTCAAATTCAAGCAGGGCGACATCCCTCAAACTGGCGTCGATTATATTCCGCCGTTTGCCATGGATATTTTGTATCGCTACATGATTGACCCAAGTTTCAATCAGCCGTACGTGAGCCGTAGCAGCACTGCACGCATTGATCCCTACTACGGTGGCGCCTCGTTCCGCCCGAGTCGTGTTCGCTTCGCTGGCGGGCAGGTTTTTCCTGCTCGTGGCGGCTGGTACAGCAACCCGCTGTGATGAATCATGTCACTTGTTGACGACATTTTTTCTTCAATCCCAGCCCCGCTGATCAATCAGTTTGGGGTTGACGCGACATATATCAAAGCCAACGCAAATCCGACTTACAATCCAACAACGGGCACAGTTTCGGGAGCCGCAACCGAGATTGCGGTCAAGATTGTTATCTCTGAATTGAAGCCTGAGGAGATGCAGGGACTGTATCAGCAGACAGATGTAAAAATTCTCATTGCCGCCGACTCTCTTTCTGGGTATTTTCCGCAAACAACCGACTCAATTCGTTACTTACAGAATGGGGTAACAAGAACTGCGAAAATTGTTGGCATGTTTTCGTATCGAGGGGATAGCGCTATTCTGCACTCAGTTGTTGGGAGGCTGAGTTGACATGGCAAGACGACCCAAACGCGGAAGTGGACGTAATTTTGAAATCGCTAACAAACTAGCCAAAGACATCAATAAAGCGGTCGCCTCCGGCGTGCAAAATGCAGCTATTGAAATTACGAATGGCTTGGTTGATGTGGGGCCCGCTTGGAGCGGTGAGTTTTCTGCATCTTGGGATGTGGTCGGACCTGGGCAGAGCGCATCTTCGCCGAGAGGGAAGGGGCGAATCTATAAATATGACAAAAGAAACTTTCCCTTGTCTCGCTTTGAGAAAGCAATCGAAAAAGGCGCGAAGCAGTTCGAGGTTGTAAACACTGCCTCACATGCGGCAATCGCTATTGATGGCGAACAGGCAATCTTTATCCATCCAAGTGATGCTGACCCACTAAAAGACCCTGTTGAGTTTGGTTTTCGCCCAAAAGATGCAGATGGAGAGCAGGAGCCGTCTTTTCGATACGACATCAGCATGGGGTACGACACTGATGACAGACCCAACGCGATGATCACTGCTGAGCGCGACTGGCTCGCCACTTATGCAATGGGCGGCGCTTTAAATAGAGATCTCGGTCGCGGAGTCAATATCGGATTTGGAGGTATTCGATGATGAACTATCAATCTATCCGCGCCAAAATTGAAGGTCCATTGCTCACTGCTTACAACACGCAGGTACCGCCTGTTCCCGTCTACTTCGACAACATCACTGCAGTCCCGCCTGACCCGCCGAATGAATACGTGCGAATCAATGTGACATTTGGGCTGACGACTGAATCAACGCTTGATGGGTCGCTTGATTACGCAAGAGGTGCACTGATTATTCGCTGCTTTGCTCCAAAAAGCGCAGGACCGGCCCGCTGTCAGCAATTGATTCAACTTGCAAAGCAAACACTCGATACACTGAATGCTACAAATAAAACCTCAGTAGCAACCTACGTAAGAACTGGTGCAATTACTGGGCCATCTTTTCAGTCGCCCAACGATTCTCCTCATTTTATTGGGCGCATTGATACCGGCTGGCAGGCGAGCGTTAAGTAATCGCTAACCTGTATCTAGCTGGGCAGTGCCCACACAAGCCACCACCCCCTTCTTGTCATGGCAACCGTTCTGTCCGGCGTTTCTGGCGCCTTCTACTACAAGCCTGCGGGCACTCAAGCAACCTTCGGTGAATCTGATGTGACCACTGGTGCTGGCACCAGTGAAATCAACGTTGGACCCAACTTCAACTTCAAGGCTGGCGATCCGATTAAGTTCAGTTTCCGCAACGCCCAAAGTGGTGCTGTTGGAACCGGAACGCTTCCAGCCCCCCTCTCCGCCGCTACTACTTACTACGTGCTGACTTATAGCACAAGTACTGGTGTGCTGACTTTCTCGGCATCCGCAGGTGGCGCCGAAGTTGACATGACCGATGACGGCACGCTTGCCGCTCCTAACAAGTTTGAAGTCTTCTACGCCAGCTACGCAGTCGTGGCAGAAGTTCGTGACTGGAGCCTTGAAATTTCTCGCGCCGAAATTGATGTTACAACCATTGGCCAGACCCTTGGTCAGTACGTACCTTTCCGCAAGTACATCTCTGGCTTCGGTGATGCCAACGGTACCGCCAATGTTTACATGACTGACGAGGACAGCGCTCTCGCTAACCGCCTCGTGCAGGACGTGTTGCTCCGCAAGCAGGTTGGCGCTGGCATGAAGCTCTACCTAGAGCGCGTCGAATCCGGCGGCTCTGTGGATGACACCAAGTCCCGTTCGATCGAGATGCCTGTCACTCTGACCTCGGCCTCTCTGAACGTGAATCCGGATGACGCTCAGTCCGTTGCTATCAACTTCCGTCCTTCGGAAGCCGTGAGCTTCGACTTTGCTACCACCTGATTCAGTCAGGGTTGCATCGCCCCGCTTCGGCGGGGCTTTTATTCTTTCTGAGCGCAATCATGCCTGATGCTGTTGTCCATGGAACGCTGCCTACGGGCGCAGCAAAAGAGATTGATGCAACTAACGACGGAAAGCTTGAAGTTGACGCAAGTTTTTCTGGTGTGTCAGTCGATGCGTTTGCAAGACTTAGAACGTCTACTCCGCTGACTCTTTTTGACTCCAGTCATCGCTATGCCGACAATGGGCTATGGGCGACAAGCACGGCCAGCGGCGGCACTGCAGCATTTTCCGCGAACGAGGGACTCGTCAATCTTGGGGTAACGACAGCCTCTGGCTCAAAAGTTTACAGGGAAACAACAAAGTGCTTTAGCTATCAACCCGGCAAGTCCCTGCTTGCCCTGAATACTTTTGTGATGAGCCCCGCGAAAACGGGGCTTAGGCAGCGCGTTGGATATTACGGCGCGGCCAACGGGATCTACTTGGAGCTGGAGGATTCGACGCTTTCCTTTGTTGAGCGTAGTTCGGTCAGTGGTTCTGTTATCGAAACAAGAATTACTCAAGCAAGCTGGAACGGCGACAGGCTTGATGGGACGGGTGAGTCAGGTTTTACGCTTGACATTGCAAAAGCTCAGATCCTTTGGGCCGATATTGAATGGTTAGGTCTTGGCACTGTTCGCTTGGGTTTTGTAATTGACGGCACTTTTGTCCATTGTCACTCCTTCCATCACGCCAACCTAATTACGTCTACATACATTACCACTGCATCGCTGCCACTTCGCTATGAGATTGAAAATATCGCTGGAGTAGCAACTACTAGCACTATGAAGCAAATCTGTTCGACCGTCATCTCGGAGGGCGGCTATGAACTTCGCGGTCTGCAGCAAGCTGTTTCTGTTCCAGTTAATTCGCCTAGGGTTCTTGGGACCGCTGGCACTTTCTACCCTGTCATTTCAATTCGATTGAAGTCAGCACGTCTTGACGGAATCGTGATTACTACGGCAATATCAATACTTGGTATTTCTACTGCCAGCTTTAACTGGCAAATTCGCGTAACTGGCACGACTGTTGGAGGCACTTGGGTGAGCGCCGGAGCAAATAGTTCTGTTGATTATAATATTACGGGAGCCTCTTACACTGGTGGGCGAATTATTGCAAGCGGATTTTTTAGTTCAACAAATCAAACTGCTGCAGGGATTGACATTCTCAAGGAAGCCTTGTTTAAGTTTCAACTAGAACGAGACTCGTTCAATTCCACGCCTTACGAGCTGACCCTGGTTCTTGCTTCTGATGGAGCCAATGACGAAGTGGTTGCCTCAATGGACTTTGAGGAAATCTCTCGTTGATTGCGTTGAGCGCGCACTTGATCTACAATCTGAGCTGACCAAGGTTTTTTTATGGCCGCCACCCCTACCCCAGCCTCTCCGATGAGGGCAATTGATCGCCTGCGTAAGGCTTCAAACTTTGAGCCAATCAAACAAGTTGTTGAGCTTGTTGATGGCACTGAATTCGTATTTTACGCAACACCCTTGACGGCGGCTGAACGCGAGAAGGCGCAAAAAGATGCGAAGTCTGACAATGCAAACGACTTTGCAATGCAGCTTTTGATCTCTAAAGCTCTTGACGAGAATGGTGAGCGACTTTTTAAGTCTGGAGACGCCGCCGTTCTGCGCAGAGAGGTCGAAGATGAAGATGTGCAAAAACTAATTCTTTGTGTTCTTCGCCCTCGCGGCTCGGAGGATGTAGAGCCCGACTCCAAAAGCGATTGAGCAAGAGCTAGAGTCTGACAACAGGCTTTACTTCCAGCTTTCTCTCGCAGAAGCTTTGCATTGCACTTTGTTTGAACTTAAAAACAAGGTGACAGATGAGGAGTTCGCTCTTTGGGCCGCCTACTTTTCTATTAAGAATAGGCGGCAAGAGAAAGAGATGGAGAAGATCAAGCGTCAGACTCGTCGCTAGCCGCCTGCCTTAGGCGGCTTTTTCGTGTCTGGCTAGACTGTTGAGAACTTCAGGTCGATCAAGGTGGCTAGTTACGACGCTCAGATCAATCTTTTGATCTCTGGGCAAAGAGAACTTACTCGCCTTGCCGACAGGTTAAGAGCCATTGAGCGTCAGATCGTTGATATTAACAGCATTGCAATTAAGCCGCAGCCAAGGGATCCTGCTACAGGAAGATTTACAAGAGATCCCGACAGAGAAACAAGGCTTCGTGCTGCCCGTTTAAGGCAAATTGGTCAACAAGAAGAAAGAAGTGCTCGCCTAACTCGATCAATACTTTCGGAGCGCAATAGAGAACTTCTGCGATCAATTGAATATCAATCAAAACTTAACTCTGCCGTTGATCTTTACGAGCGAAAGCTTGAACAACTTTCTCGCGGAGGAGGAGGGGAAAGGCTTAGCGATGGCCTTAGGAGCCAAATTAAAAATATCAAAGAGGCTTATGACGCTGCAACCGAAGGTGGCACGAAGAATCTTTCTATTGTTAGAACACTTGCTGTTGAGCTTGGCAGGGTTGTTGAACGGCAAAATGAGCTAAATCGCCTTTCCAGTTTTCAATCAAAAGCATTTTTTAGTACACAAGCTTTTGAGAGGAGAATTGCAGAGCTGCGTGCCGCTGGTGCGCCGGTTGCTTCTTTTGGTGGTGTGGGTCGCCAAGTCAGGGCTTTAAGATCTGCAACAGCACGAGGCTCACAATTTGAAGCGGAGGATATTTCAAGAAGGCTGAAAGAGTCGCTTGACAGAGTTGCAAGAGAACTTGAATCAACTCTTAGGCAAGCTCGAATAAGGAGCGAGGCTATTATTTCGGCAAGAAAGGCGGAAGAATCTTGGAAGAATTTCTTTGAGTATGCAAGAAATAGCACGCTAAGAATTCAGCAGACCCAAAAAGATGCACAAGGAAAGCTGCGATCATTTTTCGATGATGCCGCAGGACAAGCGCTTGAAATAAAACAAAATGCGAGGGATACTAGCCGTTCATGGAAAGAATTTTTTGAAGATGCCGCCAAAGAAGCTGATAGGCTTCGTGGTGAAAGGCTTTCTAGATTTGCGCGTCTTCGTGGCAGGCCAGATGCCTATGGCACCGAAGCTGGTCCGCTGCCGGCTGGAGCCGCCGGAGGTGCTCGCTTTTTCCAAGAAAGAGAAACAATTGCAAAGGAATTACTTAGCGTAGAAACAGAAATAGCTAAAATTCGCCAAGATTCAATTAGTGAAAGTATTCGCCTTGAGTCGGAAAGGGTATCTATTGTTGAAAAGCGCAAAAAGAGAGAGCAGGAGATAAGAGATGTTTTGCTTGAGGCCGTTACTTTTGGGCGCGGCGCAGATGTTAAAAGGGCTGCGAGGGACGTGCAGGTTGGCACGAGAAATGCTTTAGTTAGAGGGGGGTTGGGCCTTGGTGCTCTTGGCGTCGGTGGTGCCTATGTAGCCGCCCAAGAGGCTATTGGCAACATTGACCTGGGGGCTCTTCAGGGACCGGCAGTAACGGCTGCAAACGCGATCGGCGGAGCACTGAACGGAGCCCTTGGAGGCGTGCCTGCAATTATCAACGACATGCTTTCGGCGCTAGGCAATGTCCCTGGCTCCCTCGGTCTTGCCTCTGTTGCTGCTCTCGCCTTTGCTCCAGCAATGAAAACCGCTGCTGATGCAGTGTTTCTTGCTGGCAAAAGTTTTGGTGAAACAAAATTTGGCGAAAACATTAAACTTACTCTTGACAGACAGACAAATCTTTTTGAATCGGTAATCAACAAAGCCTCCGAGATGAACATGGTGCTTGACGCATCACGTTCTGGACTTGATGCCGTAGGCAAGAAAATTGAAACACTTCCGGCGCTCCCTGCCGCTGGCCAAACGGCATTCGCTG